AAAAACTCGTCGATGAAGGTGTCCTCAACTCCCTTTCCATCGGGTTCATTCCCGTCAAAGACGACATCGAGAACGGTTTCCGTGTCTACAGGAAGTGGATGTGGTTGGAGACTTCCATTGTCACTCTCCCCGCCAACCCTGAGGCGGTCATCACCGTTCGTGGCATCGTCCCTGACAACGACGCCGAATTTCCCGTCTACGAAGACCTCGACCGAGAGTGGGACGCCGACGCTTCAGAAAAGAGGTGGCGTGAGTATGTCGGGGTCGAAACCAACGAGGACTTACAGGACGAGAGGAAACAGAAGCGTTACGCCAAGAGGTTCTTCTGGATGGACGACGAGAAACCCGATAACTTCGGAAGTTACAAACTCCCCCATGTCGATGTCATCGACGGGAAACCCTACGCCATTTGGCGTGGTGTTGTGGCGGCGATGGCGGCGTTACTCGGTGCTCGTGGTGGTGTCGACATCCCCGACGAAGACCGTGAGAAGGTTTACCGAGCCATCGTCAAATACTACGAGAAGGTCGGGAAAGAACCACCTGAGTTTCACCGTCAATACTCCCCTGAGGAACTCGAACTTATCGCCGAAGGTCTCAATCCCGACGAGGTCTACGGTCTCTTGAGGCGTCTCGAGGAAGTCACGAGGAAACTCAGGTGACGGATTTATCAATTGCAGGTGGTGATGTCCGATGGAGCGACTGAAGGAATTGGTCGAGAAAATCGAACAGAACTTGGAAGTCATCAAGGCTCTCGAAGAGAGGGTCGCCAACATCGAGCAAGTATTGTCCAAGGGGGTTCGCCAGAATGTCGTCGTTCCCGTCGAAGGCGAAACCCCTGAGAAGAGGTTCGAGAAATTCTTGGCGACCGAGTGGCGACATCCCGAGTTTGATGCGTGGCAGGACTTGTCCGACGCCTACACCTTGTTCGCCACCATCCGTCGGCATCGTGGTCTCCCCATCGAGGGTTGGTTGAAGAGACGGTTCGAGATGATTGTCCGACAGGTGACGGGAGCGGACTTGCCGAACTACATCCCCGTCGGGTTCTCCGCTCGGTTGGTTCAGTTGGTTCGTCTCCAACCGTCCGTGTTCAACGCCATCCCGTCCGTCGACCTGCCGACCGAAGTGTTCAAACCCCCTGTCGCTCCCACTGGGTTCGTGTTCGATTATGTCCCTGCTGGTGGGACTGTCCCGATGTCCGACCCTCACGCTTCTGAGTTGACCCTGACGGCGAAGAAGATTGCCGCTGGCGTTACCGTCGCCGATGAGGTGACCGAGGACGCCATTGTGGCAATCCTGCCGACCTTCCAGTCGGAGTTGGCGTTCGCCGCCGCTGAGGCTCTGGACAACGCCACCATCAACGGCGACACTTCCGCTCCCAGTGGCGTCGTCAGGGTTTGGGACGGTCTCCTGAAGTTGGCTCACTCCATCGACATTGCGGAGTTCAACGCCGTCGCCATCCAACAGGCGACTGCGGCTCTCGGTAAGTATGGTGTCAACCCTGACGATGTCGTGGTTGTGGTGTCCCCTGAGACCTACGCCAACATGGTGGGTTGGGACGAGGTCGCTACCGTCGACAAGTATGGTGCTCAGGCGACCATCCTGACTGGTGAACTCGGTAAGATTTATGGGAAGGCGATTTTGGTGTCGCCACATCTCCCGTCCAGTGTCCACGCCGTCGTGTTCAACAGGCGGATGTGGTTGGCGGGAATTCGGCGACAGTTGAGGATTGAGGTTCAGAGGGACATCACCAAGTTGAGTGACATCCTCGTCGCTTCAATGAGGGTCGCTCTGTCACCTCTCCCTCTGGCGGCAGGCGAACGGTCAACGGTCAAGTTGGTGTGACGAAACCCGACGAAGTAACGAAGTAGAGAAGTAATGGGACGGTGTCCCCGAGGTGGGATGCCGTCCCTTTAGTTTTGTCAACCCTTCGTCTCAAATGCCTGTGGGTGATGACCATGAAGGAAATTGTCCGAAAAGTTCGGGAGTGGATTAATCAGAACCAATTCCAGTTCTTCGTGAAACACCTCGTCAGGGATAGGTTTCGTGTCCTCATTCTCGAGACTTTGGCAACGACGGTCGGTTACAACATCGGGTTGGCGGAACTCCCACTCCCTGTCGTCCGTCGGCTCGTGAAGTGGACTTATCCCATTTACGGTTACATCACTTACGCCAACGACCCTTACACTCCCGACTTCGGGGTCGTCGTGTCGACCGTTAAGGTGACCGTTCGGGGAAAGAAAATCAAAGTCCACATTGTCGTCGTCCCCCCTTCGGTCGACGAGAAACTCGAGGAATATCTCCCCGAGGGGGTTCACATCTTGTGAGAGGTGATGACCGATGCGATATGAGAACCTGTCCCTTGTGACCCACACCGTCCTTCAACGATATCCCGAGATGTTAGAAGTCGGTGTCGGAGAGGTCGAGGGATATGTCGAGGCGGCGTTCCACGCCTTACAACTCCTCTGTTCTCGTCTTTTCGAACGGGACAACTACACGGAGACCGTGAGGGTTCAAGGTTCACACATCTACCTTCACGCCGTTCCCGTCCACGAAATCCACTCCATCCAAACCGAGGACGGACAACCCGTCGAGTGGTTCGGGGTCGACAAAGACTTGGGAGTTGTCGAGGTTTCTCCCGTCTACGACGGGAAACGGTTGGTCGTCAATTACGATGGTGGGTTCGACCCGTTACCTCATCTCGTGGTGTTGGCGACTGCCGACTTGTCGGTTTTCCTCTACAGGGACAAGGGACTTATCGCCAACCTTCCTGACATTCGGGTCGTCGTCGACCAACTCCCCCAGTCCGTGAAACTCGTAGTCTCGACCTACAAACTCGGGTTGTGAGGTGACGACCGAATGATGAGGTTTGTGACCCTCGAAGTTTTGAGAAACAAGGTGAACGAGGACGGGACGATTGTCCGAGAGAAGGTCGGAACGGTTCGGGGTTACCTCTTTCCCGTCTCCGTGACGGAAAGTGTCCGTGAGTATGGGGAGACCGTCGTCGTGACGGCTCGGTTCTACTCCCTGACGGATTTTCCTCTCCAGAACGACGACCAACTTTACCATCCTGCAACAAACGAACGGTTCAACATCGTGTCCATCCACGAACTCCCCAAGTCGTTCACCATCAAGTTCTATGTCGAGTTGAGGGGGGTCGAAGGCTGATGGGACTGAGGTTGGACATCCAACTCCGTAACCTCAGAAAGTGTCTTGAAGAGGTGACGAAGGTTTACGAGAGGACGAGGTTAGGGTTCAGAAGAGCCGTCGCCTTGACAGCAGGAGAGGCGAAAAAACACACTCCCGTCGACACGGGACGGCTTCGTAACAGTATCACCTTTACCGTCAAAGGTTTCGAGGGGAGAGTTTGGACACCTGTCCACTACGCTCCCTTCGTGGAGTTCGGTCACAAAGCCGTCATCGTCCCCGTCCGAGCGAAAGCGTTGAGGTTTTACATCCGAGGTAAGGGATGGGTTTTCGCCAAACGAGTGGTTCAGGGACGGTCGGGAAAGTCGGCAAAGTGGGAAAAGGTCGGGGACAAAATCCGAAAACCGTTCTTTCAACCCGCTTTGGAGTGGTTGTCCCGAAACCTTCGAAGTATCATCGAGAAGGCTTTGAGGAGGCGATGACGACATGAGACTGAACACGACCTATGTCATTCAAGTCCTGACGACCTACCTTCGTGAACAAGGTTTTCGAGTGTTCGCTTTCCCGTCTTACTCTGCCGTCGACCCGACCCGACTGACGAAACCCTGTATCGTCATCACTCCCGAGACGACCTCGGTTGACCACGAGGTCACTCACATCTCCGTCGAAGACAACCTGACCCTTTACCTCTTCACGACGACCCACGACGAGAAGTTCGACTTCGTGACAGCAGTCGTCAACTCCCTTCTCGAACTCGAGATGGTCGAGAACCCCGACATCGAGTTCCAGTTTCACAGTCTCCAAATTCCCGAAATCACTTGGGATGTCCAGAACGACGGGAACTTTCCCTTGTCTGCCGTTTCCGTTCGTCTCCGACACCTATCGCCGTGATAAATGCCAGTGGTGATGGACGATGAGAAGCCACAGGTTAGACTGGTTCGGTCTCAAACCAGAGGCTTCCTACGGTGTCGAAGGGTCAGGAAACTTCATTTGTCCCGCCTATGTCAACGGGGGTAGTATCGAAATCAACGAGGGGATTAGTCTCGAGAAGGTCATCGGTGGGGTCGTCGCCGTTGCGTCCCCTATCGAGGTTTCCGTTTCCGTCGACTTCCTTCTCACTCCCAGCCTGTTGTCCATTCTCGACGACCTGATGGTGAACGAGGTCAGTTACACCATCGCCGCAGGGAGTGGAAGTGACTTCGGTGTCAAAGTCTTGGGTTGTTTCCCGACGGAAATCTCCATCTCGTGTGAGGCGGGAGAACCCGTCAAGGTGTCCGCCAAGTTCGACGGTCAGTTGGTCGTTCCCGTTCCGCCACCTGTCGTCCCACCTTCAGGTGTCATCATTCACTGGTGGGGAGTTGTCGTCACTTTGGCGGGGAACGAAGTGGCGGCTCGGTCGGCGAAACTCGATGTCCGAAAACCCGTCCAACTCGTCGCCGACCTGTCCACCAACAAACCCGAGGGAGCGAGAAGGGTTCGAAACCGTTACGCTTTCGGAATTCCCGAGGTGACCTTGTCGGCGACCTTACTCCATCCCTTCATGTTGGAAGTGACCGAGGACACTCCCGACCCTGTCACTTGGACTTTGACCGTCGGTGGCGGGACGATTTCGGGAGTTGGGTTCATCACGAGGCGGAGTTTCCCCATCAAAGGTGGAGACGACCTTTGGACTTTCGACATCGAAATCCAGAGTTTCCCGAACCTGACCTTCAGTTAGTGAGGTGATGGGGAATGTTGACTAAGAACGAACGAGCGGCTATCTACATCGCCGCTCAGAAGGAAGGTCTTGAGGAGTTCCTTTCCCGTGTCGGGTTGACGGAGACGGAGTTTTGGAGTTTGGTTCGGGGAAAGTATGACCCTCACTTGGAACTTCGGGTTAGGGAGAAGTGGGACGAAGTAATCGCCGTCTTGGCGGGACGAACCTACCGACGAGGTGACAAACGATGACCGAGGAACTGAAGGTGTTGGCGGGACAGGGGATTGAAATCCTGAAGAACCTCAGGTGGAGAGACCTCATCGAGTTCGCCGAACACTTTGGTGTCGCCGTCGAGGAAGTCGAGAAACTCCCACCTGCCAAACAGATTGAAGCGAATGCTTGGTTGATTTGGAAGGCGATGGTTCGGTCGGGAAAGACCGACAAACCCTTCGAGGAGTTCCTCGACGAACCCATCATGATGGACGAGATTTTTCGTGATTAGACGGAGACGGTCGGACGACACGGACGAACCCATCTCCCCAACACTCCTTTACATCATCCTTGCGTCACACGGTTTGGTTCGTAGTATCGACGAGTTCCTGTCCTTGACCATCGGTCAGACCGAGTTACTCCTTTACCGTCTCTCCGAGTATGTCGAGAAGGTGAATTCGGTCTCCGTCCCGTCCCCTCACTTGGGGTCGTCCCACCTTCGGTCGTTCGGACGGTAAATGCCGTTGGTGAAGGGACATGGCTGTCACGGCGTTGGAGATTGTCATCAAGGCGACCGAGAATGTCAGCAAGGCGACAACCCAAATCCGTTCCTCATTAGAAGGTCTCAACAGTGACATCAAAAAGGTAGGTCTCTCGTCCATCCTGACCTCGACCCACATACAAAACTTGACGAAGGCTTTGAAGGGGTTGGGGATGGTTGCCGTCGCCACCTTGGGTCTTCTCGGTCGGAACGCCTTGAGGACGGTTTCGACCATCGAAAGGTTGTCAAAGACTTTGAACACCTCGATGAGTAACGCCTACAAATTCATGGTGTTGGGAGAGGCGTGGGACATCAATGTTGAGGCGTTGGCGGCAGCCGTCCCGAGAGCCATTGCTCAACTCGAAAGGCTTTCCTCGAGTTTCATCAAGGCGGACATCCGAAAACAACTCAAAGAAGAACAAAAACAGAGGAAGGAGTATTACCGACAACTGGTCGAGCAACTCGAAACCAACATCAGGTTACAGGAGAGTTTCGCCGAAACCAACCTTTGGGTTTCCGACACCGTCCGAGACCAACTCCGACAACAGAAACAACTCATCTCCGAACTGAAACGGTTGGCGGGACACACTCGAGAGGAGACGGACACATCCGAGGAACTTCGTGAGGAACTCGAACAACTGGACGAACCCACCAAACAACACATCCTCAACCTGAGGGAAATCGCCAGAACTTCGAGGGATAGTATCGAGGCTCTCTTTAGGATGGCTCAGTATGTCGCCTCCCTCAAGGACGAGACGATGAAACAGAACATCGCCTTCCTGTTGTTCCGAGGCGGAGCGGAAGAGTTCCTTCAGATGGTTCGGGAGATGTCCGACGAGACCTCTCAGTTCATGATGAAACTCGTTGAGAAGATTGATGTCCCTGAGGTGATGATGAAGAAATTGAGTATGGCGTCGGACGCTCTCGCTGTTTGGAGTGGGATGTTGAAACTGTTCTTCTTAGACATCATCGCCGCTCTCCTCGGCATTAACGAACCCGTCGACAAACTGAACGAGAAACTCAAACAGGGAAAGTTAACCCAAGAGGACATCAATAAGGTGATAGAGGAGTTCAAGAAAAAGATAGAGGAGATAACCAGCACGATTATGGGGTATATCGAGACCGCCAAGAAATTCTTCGAAACCAATAAGGATTGGATTTTGGACATCGGAAAAATCGTGGGGTTTTTGATGGTCGTCAAATTCGTTTGGGGACTTCTCACGACCATTTGGTCAATCATCTCGTTCATCGGTGGCATCTTGGCGGTGCTTTTGGGAATTCCCGAGTTGTTGGGGTCGTTGATTGTCGCCGCAGTCCTTGCCGTCATAGCGATTATCGCCATCCTCGTCAAAAACTGGGAAGGGGTTAAAAAGTTCATCACGAACGGACTGAAAGCCATCGGGGATGCCATCCTGTCCTTCTTCAGGAAGGTGAAGGAAGCCTTAGAGAAGTTCTGGAACTGGTTGAAGGAAAAGTGGGAAGCCGTGAAGAAGTTCCTCGGTTTCTCGACCGAACCGACCGAAGAGATTAAGGAGACGCCGAAACGGATGCGTCCCGCTGTGGCGTCGGCAGAGAAGTCAGGTGTCTCGATGGTCGGGGGACGAACCCAATACACCATCAACTTCAACCTTCCGTCCCACCTGTCGGCAGACGCCGAGAAACAAATCCGTGACCTCATCGAGAACGAGTTCTATCCCAAGTTGAGGAGGGTCGTCTCATGACGGTCACGGGACGGATTTACGGGAAAGGTTTAGGTGGTGGTAGTTCGTCCGACCCCGAGGCGGACTTCGACTTGTGGTTCGGTTGGGATTGGGGACACCGAGTGAACAACACCATCGTCCGACTACCTTACTTTTGGTTCAGGACGACCGTCGGGGAGTTGGGGATGACCGACCCCGAGACCGTCATCCACTTCAACCACCTCGTTGAAATCGACCTGACCTTTGAGGTCAACATCATTCAGGAAGTTTACCGTTACCGTTTCACGAACCTTACCGAGGCAAAATCCGTCCCGATGCCGTCGGAAGGGATTTCAGCGAAAATCTACTACGACCATGTCGAAGTGAACGGGACGGTCAAGTTCTACGGAGCGGACGACCCGTCGTCCCCTCGTGGAGTTTGGGAAATTTCGGGAACTTACGATGGGGACAAGAGGGAGTTGGAAAAGAGTTGGAAGTTGTGGTTTGACGGTCTCGTCCCCTTTCCCGAGACTTTCGTGTTCGAGGGAGACTTCTTCACTCTTCGGTTCGTCGACTACGACCCTGACTTTACTCCGAGGACTTGGAGACGGATTGTCTTTCGAGAGAGGATTAGGGACTTTTCGAGACACGAAGTTTACACGGGTTATGTTTCGTCCCCGCCTTCCGAACCTCACATTCGCCTTGACGACCTTCAACCGACGATGTTCGTCGACCGATACTTTCCTGAACCCAACACCTATGTCGACAAGAGGAACTACATTTGGTGGGTCGCCGAGTTTCGTGAGAAAAGTCGGGACACCTACGACCGTTACGATGTCCGACCGTGTTACGACCCGAGGGTTTTCGTCGACTTTCGGTCACTCCTTTATCCTCACCAAACGACGGTCGTCACCAACGACTTCGGGATTTCGGCAGTGGTGACCCACGACATGAGGGTTTGGGGAGAGGGACAAGGGTTCTATCGGTTATGGTTCACGACCCCGACCCTCGGTTACTGGACACGAAGTCCCGTCCAGTTGAACGACACCTACCCACCAACGAAGTTTCCCCTGACCACGAACCCCATCGGAGTGTCGAGAAACCAAGTGGACTTGTTGTGTTTGTCCCACAAGAGGGAGGTCGAAGAGGGATGAAGATGAGAAACCGACCAAGGATGTCTCGAAAGAAACCTATCGAGGGGTCGACCCTTCTGTCCAACGACTTTGGGGTCACCGTCGCCATCGTCATCGTCGTCGAGGACGGTGTCGCCAAATACTTCGTTGCCAAGTGTGACGAATTGTTGGGGATTACTGTCTCCCAACTTCAACTCGTTTACCAGAGAGAAGTCAACAATCCCAACGATGTCTATCCCGTCGCCGTTTCGGGTAACCAACAGTTCGTCGTCCGTCGTCCCGACCAACGGGTCGAAAAGGTGTTGGTAAATGCCGACGGGGAAATCGTGTTATGAGACTTCCTGTTAAGACGACGAGTTTCGAGTTGGTGAACGATTTCGGACGGATGGTAACCGTCCTGTCCCTCGAGAACGAACGGGACAGAGAGAAAGGTTACCTTCTCATCGGTGTCTTCGACCTGAGGTTTTTGAATGGTTCGTGGGTTCGGGAACGGGTCATTGAGTTCGAGTTCAAAGGAGACTATAAGGTCGAGAAAGTCGTCGTGACCAAGTGGAACGGTTTCAAGGTCGAGTTCTTTCACGGAGACACGAAACAAGAGGTGGTGATTGACCCGTGAGGTTTTCCGTCGCCAGACCGAGATGGTTCGGAATTCCCCAAAACCTTACGAGGTTCTACACAGTGGATTTCGAGGAACTGACCGAGAACTACATCCTGACCCTGTTCGGTCGTCCGTTCCAAATACTGAAACTCCCCATCGTTCAGTCCCGAGCAGGGTCGGTCGAGAGACGGGAAATTTCGTTCGCCTTGGAGTTACCAACCCAACTCGAGACCCGACAACCCGCAGGTCACGACAGGATTGTCTACCCCTACAAGGAAGGTGTCCCCTTCTACCTCATCTACTCGAAGTCTTCGACCTTTTCCCTGAACCGAAACGATTTAGGGGATGCTGGAACTGACTTCAGTATGGTGATGGTCGTCCCACCTTACGACTTTTCCGATGCCGAAAACTCCGTTCAAATCGATAACCTGTCGAACGGTCTTGGTCTCCTCATCGCCTACGGGAAACGGTCAGGATGGAGACTTGGTTGGAGCGGGGGACAACTCATCAGTCGTCTCTTCGACGAAAACGAAGGGTCGTTTACGGGAATTCAACTCAACCCCGACACGGATTTCCCTCACGGGAGTGCGGGTTTCGCCTTCACCTACATTCCCGTCCCATTGACCCTCAACGAGGTTGAAGGACGAACCTACCAAGTCGTCATCGTGATGTTTCGGGACAAGACCTTGTTCTTCGTCCCCAACGCCGCCAACTACAACGAGACCGTCATCTCCATCAGGGGATACAACGCCTTCACGGTATACACGAGACGATATCCGTCCCTTTCGTCTTCGGGGTTCACCAACTGGAATATTTGTGTCGAAACTCCCGACGGACTGAAATGGGTCGACCGAGTGTCGGACATCACCTTCCGACCCCTCATCGTTCGAAAGTTCTACTTCCTCGACAAACCCGTCTATCTTCGGGACACGAGTATCGTCCCGACCGAGGCGACGGGGATTTTGTCGGCAGAGTTCGACCTCTTTTCCATCCGTCTCAACTCGTGGGACTACATCCCCCTCGGTCACTACATCATCGTCGAACTCCCTAACGGTAAAAAACTCGTTTACCGAGTGACTTCCGTCCGAAAACAGGTGACCCCCGACGGGACGACCTACGACATTGAGGGTGTGTCACCTATCGAGGACGAGTTGTGTTGTCTCCCACTGTCCTTTTCTCCCCACCTGTTGACCGTCCGACGGTTCATCGAAATCGGAAAGGCGGCGTCCCATTTCCCTCGAGAGATTTACCTTCCTGAGGACATTCAGGACATCATGATTGTCGACCTGAAGGAAAACCGAGAACGGTTCAAGACCTTGTTCGACTACTTCCGTTACGCCTTCACCTACATCGCCTTCAACCACTACCGACAGTTCGCCATCGATGTCGACAACGACTTCAACATCGTCTTCAACGAAGTGACCAACGAGTGGGTCGACCCGCCGACGAACCCCATCGTCAGTTTCGAGGAAGTTCGGGACGGACTTTCCCCGTCGGTCGTCGTGTTCGGTTGGAACTTGGTCAAAAACGACGCTCTCATCGAGGAACGAGGGGTTGTGATTTCGTCCAACGAAAGTAAACCCGTAGAGAAGAGGGTCGAGGTCACCTACTCGGGTTTCGTTTACTTGCCTGTGGGGACGAATGTGACGGGTTACGGGACGGTCAAAAACATCGAGTGGTCGGTCAGACCGTTCGACATCAAGACGAAGGTGGTGTTCGTCAAGTATGTATAGGCTGAGGTTGATTGAGTATCTCCTTCAACTTGGTGGGGAACTGACCCAACGACCATTAACGAACATCGACCAACCGAGGCGGCATCAGGTGACGGAAATCCTTACCGTCGAGGACTTGGTGTCGATTTCGAGAGCCTTGTCGGTCTTAGACCGTCTCACTTTGTCCGACATCGCCGTCCTCGCTCGGTTCTTTGGAGTTACCAGTGTCGAAGGACTTTCCGTCGAGGACTTGGTGAAGGTGGTGTTCTCGACCTCTCCGACCGACATCGTCACCGTCGCCGAACAAATCCTCTCCCTTTTGGTCACCAAACTCCATGACCCTATCGTCGTCTCCGACGGACTACTCCACAGGGTTTGGAGCGGAAACCTTGAGGGGTTTTACCCTCTCGTCGACAACGGACAACCGAGTGGAATTGACCTTTCGGGAAAGAACCGAAACGGGACGGTTTACGGTTCACCTTCCGTCGCCACCATCGACGGGAAAACTTGTCTTTACTTTGACGGGGTCGACGACTACATCCAGTCTACATCCGACTTCCGTTCCATCATCGCTTCAAACGCCGACTGGAGTGTCACATTTTGGGTCTACCTCACGACTTCGAAGTCCTCGAGGAAGGTCATTCAAATCGCCGACACTTCGAACCATCGTCACGCCATCGGCATCGACGGAGACTTCAAGGTTTTCTACTCCCGTTACGACGGGACGAGTTGGAGCGTCCGACGAAGTTCTCAACCCCTTTCGACCGACAGGTGGTTTCATGTCGCCGTCGTCAAACGGACGAACCAACCCCCGACCTTCTACATCAACGCCGTCCCGTCCGTTGAAAGTGTGTCTTACAATGCAGGTGTCCACTACGGTTACCCCTTCGGAGTTCTCACTATCGGACGGTC